CGTCTCCGCTGCCAAGTAGTCATCATCACCCGTACTCGCCCAAGAAGGAGAACGAACAATGGTTACCAAGAAGCCCACTGAAGGTGTCGCGTCGAAAGCCCAGAACGACAAGCTGTCCCATTCCCAAGGCGGGGTTACGACCCGCGACGATGCCCTCGACCTGGGTGTCCCGATGCTGCCCGGTGACCCCTCGGAGCCGCAAGGTCCCGAGGACGCGCTGGGCGAGGGTCCCAAGCGTGGGGACTACCGCGACCGCCTCGGCGGGCCCGGGTACCAGCCCCACCAGGGCGAGGTGCCGCAGCGTCCGAACGCTGATGACATCGGCGACGCCAAGGGCCTCAAGGGCGGCGTGACGACTGCGCCCAAGGCTGAGAAGGCCTGACCGCAGCCATGACCACCTACGCGACGGTCGCGCAGCTCGCAGCACAGCCTTGGGGTTTGACCCCGCCTGATGCTGCCCGGCTGCTCGTCCGCGCGTCGGAGGTCATCGACCAAGCCCTGCGCACCGCGATCTACGCCGTCGACACCAACGGCGCACCCACCGATGCGGCTGTTGCGCAGGTGTTGGCGGATGCGACGTGTGCGCAGGTGGAGTTCTGGGAGACCGGCGACGAGGAAGACGACATCCTCGGACCCGTTCAAGGCATCTCTCTGGCCGGGATGCAGATCCAGTACGGCGGTTCGGGAGCTGTGAGCGGCGGTCGCGTGTCGCCGACGTATTTGGCGCCGCGGGCTCACCGGATCCTGGTCAACAACGGGATGCGTGACAGTCAGCCGGTCGGCTGGTGAAAATACGCCGCTCACTGCTCAAAGACCTGGTGGCCGTCGAAACCTACACGGGCGACGGCGCCTACGGGCCCAACTTCGCGGCCTCTGTCACGGTCAAGGTCAATGTCGACCAGACCCGGCGCCTGGTCCGCAACGCTGCTGGTGACGAGGTCGTGTCTGAGTCCACCCTGGCTGTACACCCGGCACCCCGTGATGAGGCCACCGGGCTGCTCTTGGACGCGGGGACACTGTTTGCCCCGGAGTCGCGGGTCACGATCAGTGGGCGGGTTGCTCGGGTGATTGGTGTGAAGGCGAACACGGTCCGCGGTCGCATCGTGTTTCTGAAGGTGACAACCACCTGATGGGCCTCAACCTCCCGGGCCGCGCCGAGCTCCACGCTGCCGGTGTCAGCGGGCTGACCAAAGCCGCCGAGCACCTACTCCAAGTCTCCAACACCCTCGTCCCCATCGAGGAGGGCACCCTGGAACGCTCCGGTGTCGCCTCCGTCGACGAAGCCACCCTGCGCGCCGCCGTGTCCTACGACACCGTGTACGCGGTGAACCAGCACGAGTCGATGGACTTCCGGCACGACAACGGTCGCTGCGCCAAGTACCTCGAGGTTGCTCTCACCGGGGAAGCCCAGACCATTGAGGAGATCATCGCCAACGAGATCCGGACGGCGCTGGGAACATGAGCGGCTTCGAGACAAACCTGCTGACCGGCATCGCCCAGCTCCTGGCCACCACAGGCCTCGGCACGTGGCGCGACACCGGCGTTTACGCGGCCGCTGAGACCGGCATCGTCATGGACACCGTCCCCGCCACCCCCGACCGGGTCATCACCCTCACCGACTACGTCGTCTCCGACGACCCAACCCTGTCCGACTCCATCATCGGCGTGCAGGTCCGCACCCGGTGGGGCGGCCAAGACCCGAGACCCGTCAAAGACCTCGACGGGGGCATCTTCGACGCCCTGCACGGCCTCGAAGGCGTGACCCTGACCGGCGGCATCCACATCGTGTCCATGTTCCGCCGCTCCGGCACATCCATGGGGCAGGACACCAACAACCGGTGGGGCCGCTCGTCCAACTACTACGCGACCGTGCACAGGCCATCGCAAAACCGTTCCTAATCCGCTCGTTCCTGCAACACCCGCACTGAAGGAGAACATCATGCCCGCAACAACGAAGGTCCAGCTCGGTGCGGCCACCACCGTCCGCAAGTGGTATCTGGACGTCAACACCGGCACCGCAGCCGCCCCCATCTGGACCGGCGTGTTCGGCATCACGGACTTCAAACCGTCCTTGTCTCCGACGTGGAAGGACACCTCGGACTTCGACTCCGGCGGTGACATGAGCAGCACCGCCACCGCCCGTCAGTGGGGTGTCGAGTTCAAGGTCATGCGCAAGTCCCAGGCGTCTGACCCCACCACCTACGACGCCGGGCAGGAGGCACTGCGCCTGCTCGCGGAGAACATCGGGCTGACCAACAGCGTTCAGATCCGGTGGTACGAGATGGAGCCCGGAGGCCCCCGCGCCGAGTCCTACATGGGCACCGTCGGCGTCGAGTGGTCCCCCGATGGCGGGCCCATGGATGCCACCGACGCCGTGTCTGTGAAGCTGATGGGGCAGGGTGCTCGCACCAAGCCCGTCCACCCTGCCACGGTCGCTGTTGTGCCAGTCGTCTACTCGTTCACCCCGGTCACAGGCCCGATTGCCGGTGGGACTTCGGTGACCGTCCGCGGTTCCGGGTTCACCGGGACGATCGCGGTCACTGGTGTGAAGTTCGGCACGACCAGTGCGACCAACTGGTCGGTTGTCGACGACGACACGCTCGTCGCGACAGCACCCGCCCACGCCGCCGGCGCGGTGGCCATCGTCGTGACGAACGCGACCGGCCCGTCCACCACCGGCGCCAGCTACACCTACGTCTGATGGCCAGACTGGACCTGACCGGGTACCTCGACGACGACTCCGTCGAGGTGCCCGGCATCCCCTCCACCGCCCACCCGGGCGGGAAGACGTACCGGTTCGACTCCCCGAACGCCAAGACCGGACTGCTCCTCGCCTCCCTGGCCAACCTCGCAGTCAAAGCCCGACTCGGTGGCGACATTGGTGCGCAGGCCGCCGCCCTGGAGCTGGACGACGACCAGGAACGGGACCTGATGCGGGACGTCATGGGCGTCACCCTCGACGAGATGATCACTGACGGGGTGTCGTGGGTTCGGATCCAGAAGCTGAATCGGTACCTGTTCATCCATTTCGCGATGGGTGAGGACGCGGCGGCGGGGTTGACTGTCTCGGGGGAAGCCCGGGTCCCGGCGAACAGGGCGGCACGCCGGGCATCAAAGAAGCCGACCCTGGTGAAGTCTGCAACGCCGCGGGCCTCCCGCGCTGGATCGACGACCCGCCGGAAAGCGCCCAAGGCCAAAAAGGTCTGACCTGGGGCGACATCCTGGGCCAGTGGGCGCTGGTCGAATGCGACCTGGCCGACCGCGGCATCGACGTCGGTGACCCCGAGCTGATGTCGTCGAGGTCGTGGCGGTGGTTGCGGGTCCGGATCCTGGGCCTGCTCGACGCCCGACTGCAGTATTTGCCCCTGGCTGACGGGTCGATGCTTCCCGTGCCGGGGTCCCGTCTCGGCCGCCACTTCCAACAAACCTGAGCCACGGAATCCGTGGCACCGACCCAGATTCCGTGTGAGTCGAGAGGGGTGCAGCGATGAGCCTAAACGTCGGCGAGCTCGTCGGGTATCTGCGCCTCGACATGGGTGACTTCGAGACGGGCATGGCCAAGGGTCAAGCTCTGGCTGACAAGCTCGACGGGAAGAACGTCGACGTCAAGGTCGATGCTGACACGGCTGCGGCTGAGGCGAAGCTTGCTGCTGTGGCTGCGGCCGAGAAGGAGGTCGACCGCGCTGGCCACGACATGCAGAACAACATGCACTCGCGCATGGGCATGATCATCGGCCTGATTGCCACCCTTGGCCCGCCGCTGGTGGCTATTGCTGCTGGTGCGGCCGGCCTGGCTGTCGGGTTCGGTGCGATGGGCGCCGCGGGGATCCTGGCTGTCGTCGGCATCGTGAAGGAGATGAAGGCTGGGACCCCGCTGGGTTTGGCCTACACGGGGATGCTTTCGACGCTCAAGGGCGACTTGACGACGTTGGGTCGCACGGCTGCGTCTGGTGTGCTGGGGCCGTTCCAGCAGGCTGTGGGTGACCTGCAGAAGCGGATGCCTGTCCTGAACAGCATCGTCGGTGACTTCTCGGTCATCACAGGCCGGACTGCTGGCGTGCTGACTACCGGGCTGGTTGCGGCGTTCATCGCCCTTGCACCGTTGGCGCGTGACGCCGGGATGTATGTCCTTGGGCTGTCAACCAAGTTCGCCGCGATGATGTCCGGCCCTGGTGTGGTGTCCTTCGGTGACTACGTGCGGTCCGTGTTCCCTCAGGTGATGCAGGCTGTCGAGTCCATCGTTGGTGCTGTTGTTCACCTTGTGGCCGCGATCGCCCCCCTGGGCTTGGGCACGCTGGGGATCCTGCGGACCTTCACGGACCTCATCAACGCCCTACCCATCGACGTCCTCGCGGTCCTGGCGCAGACCGCGTCCTCGGTCTACCTCGGGTTCATGGCCTTCAAGATGCTGTCCGGGCCGCTTGAGAAGGTCAGCACGGCTCTGAAGTTCGTGGGCGTCTCCGCTGAGACTGCCGCGGTTGGTGTCCGAACCCTGACCATTGCCGCCGGCGTCATTGGCGCGATCATCACCGTGGCAACACTGCTGTACTCAGCCCATGCGGAGTCGGTCCGCAAGGACCAGGCCGCAGTCAACGACCTCACGGACGCGCTGCGCCAGTCCAACGGTGTCCTCGATGAGAACGTCCGCAAGGTCGCGTACCAGTCTTTGGCTGAGTCCGGTGCTATCGCCGTGGCGAAGCAGTACGGGATCTCCCTGTCCGACGTGACCTCCGCCGCGCTGGGCAACGTCGACGCGCAGGACCGTGTCACGACGGCCATCAACGAAGCGAAGGCTGCGTCAAGGGGTGGAGAGGTGGCCAGCACCCAATACGGTGCATCCCTGCTCGGGACGACCTCTGCGCTTCAAACCCACACTGCCGGTTTGGGTGGTGCGACGGACGCCTCAATAGCGGCCGATCAGGGACTCAAGATTCTCACCGGCAGCATCACCGGGGTCACAGGCAACCTTAAGACGGCCACCCAGGGGTGGAAAGACCAGTCCGCCGCGACGGCGGCGAGCGGTGTCACAACGACTGCCGCGTCAGTCGCACAGCAGGCTCTCGCCGCAAAGATCGGCACAACAGCCGCAGCCCTGGTGCTCGCCACGACCGCGCAGCAGACAACACGCGACGCCGCAGCCCAGGCAGCCGCGAAAATGTACCTCGAGAACGACGCCGCGGGCATCCTGAAGACCACCCTGGACCTGCTGAACGGCGAGACTCTCAACGCCGCGCAGGCGCAGAACTCGTTCGACTCGTCGCTGGTGAACATGGGCGACCACGTCAACGCGACCGGCAAGAAGATCACCTTCACCACGACCAGCATCAAGGACATGTCCTCGGCGTCGGTTGCTTTGCGTGGCCAGCTGAACGGTCAGGTCACGAACCTGCAGGCCGTGGTTGAGGCCAACGGTGGGCTGGCGAACAGCACGGGCAAGGCTCGCGCGCAGATGGTCACGATGCGTCAGCAGATCATTGACAACGCGGTCGCGCACGGTGTCGACCGGGCCGCTGTGACCGCGTACATCGACAAGCTGCTGAAGGTCCCGAAGTCTGTGCCGCCGACCAAGCTTGACGTGGCCAAGACTGCGGCTGAGAAGAAGATCGCGGATCTGCAGGCGAAGATCAACGCCATCAAGCAGGGCAAAGTCCCCGAGACGCACATGGGGACCGCAAACGCTTTGGCGCAGATCAGGGCGTTGCAGGCGAAGATCAACGCCCTGCGCGGCAAGAACATCGCCGTCAACGTCAACACCCACAGCTACTCCACAGGCCCCGGCGGCTCAGGTGGCCCCGTTGCAGGCGCAGCCGGCGGAGGTCTCATCGGCCGTCTCATGGGTCTGGTGGGCAAGGCCGGCGGAGGTGCCATCACCGGGCCCGGAACGTCCACGTCTGACTCGATCACGGGTGTTGACGCGTCCGGCACACCGATCGTGCGGGTGTCCAGGGATGAGTTCGTGGTCAACGCCGCGGCCTACGCGCGGAATAAGGCTCTGGTGAACGCGATCAACGACGGTCGGCAGGGGTTCGCGGGCGGAGGCGCCATGGGCGGGTTCGGCAGGGCCGGACAAGCCGGGCTGGCGGGGTTGGCGATCGAGGGGACCCTCGACCTCGGCAACGGCCTGATCGGTGTCATGCGCGGCGTGGTCAAGTCCGAGATGGCTGAGTCCGGTGCGAAACTCCGGTACGCGGGGGTGTCCTGATGCCACTGTTCACCGCCACATTCGACCCGGCGTGGGCGACCGTTGGCCTCGTCGTCGACGGGTCGTTGTGGCCCACACCGGGGGTTCGCACGAACCTGTTCGTGAACCCGAACTTTGAGACCGCTGCAACTCCATGGGGCCCGCTCTCTGTTGAGACTGCGGCCCGATCTACCGTTAGGGCTCACAGCGGAACGGCCTCCCTCGCCGTTACCACCACCGGTCTTGCCGGCCAGGGCATGGACAATCACCTTGGTGCATTTCCTGGGGTTATCCCTGGGCATACGTACACCGCGTCATGCTGGGTTTACACAACAATAGCCGTACCAATCATCCTGTATAGCATTTTTGACGTTGGCGGTGCCCCCAGTGTCGTGGTAACCCCTGCAATAAATACGTGGACACGGATCAGCGTGACTGCCGTTGCTCCGGCTGGTGCTACGACAGTTCGGACATCGCCCCGGATAAACGCAGCACACACACCAACGGTCTTCTACGTCGATGACATGCTGCTGGAGGAGTCCCCAACCCTCGACGCCTACTTTGACGGGGACACCCTCAACGTTCCCCCGAGCTTCCACGCGTGGTCCGGCGCCGCGGGCGCGTCCACCTCCACTGAGACCATCCCGGCCATCACGAACATCACACTCACCCGGCAGGTCACGGGCCAGGAGGACCTCCCTGTTCGAGGCGTCGAATCGTTGGCCGTGCTCGGCGGGTACTTCGTCGGATCCGACCCGGAAGCCCCGCTGAGCTCAACGGTGACCTACCGGCTCGACGGGTACCTCGCCGCGGTCTTCGTCCAGTCAGCCACAGCCGACGTCGACACCACCGGTGCAGCTCGCGGCCTCTGGCTGAAAGTCCCCGGCGACCCCTCCGCGACAGTGCGATGCGCCGTCCCTCCGCGACAGTGCGATGCGCCGTGATCGCAGTAGGGGACACTTCATCGCCCACCATCGGCGGCGTCTATCAGGTTGTCGGCGGCAGCACCGTCTCCCAAGCTGTGGCCTCATGGTCCGGCATCGAATCCGACCAGCTGACAGTCACGCTGCGGGCAGAAACTGGTGCCCCCCTTGCACGTGTCCGTGCCGCTCTTCTGGCGTCGCGGGTGCTCTTGCTCCAAGGTGTCAACATCCAGGACGTCGACACCGGCTGGTACTACATCGCCAACGTGTCCAGGGCCAACCCCGGCCAGTACGACACCTACCCTGACCGGCTCATCACCCTCACCATCCAACTCGTCGGCGTCCCGGCCGGCGACGGTCAGGGCATCCCGGGGTGGACCTGCGCGGCGGTCCTGGACACCTACGCCACCTGCGCCATCATGCTGGCCGCGAAGGCGACCTGTTTCGACCTGCTCCAAGGCGTCTGATGCTGGCCGTCTCGCCGGGGTTCCTGGCCGCGCTCGCCGGACCCCATAATGTGACTCTGCGCGCTGACGTGTCCAAGGCTGGGGTCCGCCTGTACTCCGGGCTCCCGGTCATCGGTGGCACCATCGAGGTGGACTCCTCCTCGATCACCCGACGGCGCCTGTCCTGCCAGCTGGCGCCGCGCCTACCTGTTGGCACGTATGGCGACACTCCGACGCTGCCGACCAGCCCGGGCGACCCTCTGGGCCACTACGGCCAGGAGATCACCCTCTCGTGGGGCCTGACCTACACCGGCGGCGTCACTGAGTGGCTGCCCGTGGGTGTGTTCCGCCTCGATGGCGCGTCCGGGTCGCTGCTCTCTGACGGCCCGGTGCAGGTGTCCGGGGTGTCTCGTGAGGCGTTCGTTGCCGATGCCCGATTCACTGCCCCGTATACGGCGTCCTCGCCGTCGGCGCAGTCGCTGATCGGCACCCTGATCCATGAGGTCCTGCCCGGGGTGGAGGTCATCTCTTCGGCGTCCATGGACCGCCGGGTGCCACGCACCACCTGGGATGAGGACCGTTGGGGTGCGATCGCCGACCTGGCCACCTCGATCGCCGCGGTGGTGTACGCCGACCCTTACGGCCGGTTCCGCATCGTCGACGCCCCGACGTTGTCCACGCCCCCGGTGTGGCGGGTCGCCGCCGGTCCCGGTGGTGTCCTGGTGGGCGCCGCCTCGGCGGCCTCGCGCGCCGGCGTGTACAACGGGCTGGTTGTTCGCGGCGAGTCACCCTCTTCGGATGCGACACCGGTGCAGGGCTCCGCCTACGACTTGACGGCCGGCTCGCCGACCCGCTGGGGCGACCCCGCCACGGGCGCGTTCGGGATGGTCCCGGCGTTCCTGTCGATCCCCACGGTGACCACCTCCGAGCAGGCGGTGGCTGTGGCCAGGGCGAACCTGGCCAAGTACATCGGCGCCGCCGCCACTCTCGACGTGTCCGCGGTCCCCAACGCCGCCCTTGAGGCCGGGGATGTGGTCGAGGTCATCCCCGATGCGGGTGACCCTGCTGGTTCGGTGCC